AGCAGGAAAAGTCACTGTATTTGCGACTATTGTGAAATCATAATAACTCATCTTATTCGCTGGAATAGATCCATCTGTAGCTGCAAAACCATCAGATTGCCAGACAAGAAGTCTATAATGATAGAAATTTGAGCTATCAACATTAGGAGAGCTAAATAACGCCCATGTTTTAGTTATGGCTTCGCATTCTAATTTTCCCATTCCTAGAAGTATTCCAGGACTAGCTGAAGTAGGAGCTAACGGCCAAGGATTCCAATCAGAAGGAGGAACAGCAGGAGCGAAGCTAGGCCATTGATTTACGCCAGATGTAAAACAGCAGCAAAGCTCATTATTAATGATCAAAAAATTGGAAGCATCTGCAAAACACTTAGGATCAATGTATCTAGGGTTAGGACTAGAAGCATCAATTCCACCGAATGGCGCTTCTAGACCACCATAAATACACTCAAACCCAACCATTCCGTTATCCAGTTTGGTTGTTTTTAAGAGTCCCATAGATGCTTCCTTAAAAGTTCCCCGCTCAGGGAAGCTTTACTTTCCTGTGCCAAGAAAGAGCTGCACTTCTCCATGAGGCAAAGCTGTGATGGTAACAGGACCAGACATCCATCCAAGCTCACTTATTTGAACATTTCCAGCGGTAGGAAATATCCAATCGTACTGTCTTCCCGCCTCATCTACCATTGAGAAGATATCAGCAGCAGTTCCGCCAGTCCAAACTCCTCCTTTGACTTTAAAGTTCGCAAGAGGAATCGTGCCTGTTGTAACTAGACGGAGTATTCGCCCGCTGTAATCATTTGTTCCCGGTAAAGGCATAGTCCCTCCTTATGCAAAATTAAACGAACATTTCGCAACCATTCCATAGAAAACAACTGTTCCACCAGATCCAGCAGTGAGTTTCACATTCGCAATTAACTCACTATCAAAAGCAGTTACCATCGCTGGAGATGTTACAGGAACATTGAAACGATAGTAATTCGCGCGAAATGCTGTTGGCATTCCATTCGCTCCAAGAGCGATAATGTTTGTTGAAGTTGGAGTCGCAGCATTGTTGTCGATGAAGTTCGTAATTGTGAGTCCAACTTGAGCAAGTCCAGCATTTACAGTACCAATGTTATAGAGCAAATCCACAGAGTTTACCTGAATGCCCTTTACTATTGGACCAGTTTGCGCTCCAATTAAAGTTGGAAGTTTAGATGCTGGAAAAGGTGGAAATCCGCGAATTCCTTCAGGATCGGTTGTGTTAGCAACACCTGAAGGTCCAGGCATAGATGCACCTGTACCAAATTGCGATTGTTGTAATGCTGGAGTTGCTAAAACTCCTGTCCTTTTCAAAGCTGCCGTGATATTTGCAAAGAAATTTCCAGCAGCAGCTGTGCCAAGATTCAACGATAGCAACCCTGCTCCAGCAGAAGCAAAGGTCGCAACGCCCGCTAAATCTTTAAACTCCGTAGCTCCTACAAAGATTTCTTGATCGGGAAACGGAGTATCAGCCTGCCAATATTGATCAGTATTTGGCATTTCCAAATCTCCTTCTAGAGGATGAAATCCTCTTCTTCCATGAACGTATCAGGATTACGGAGTTTGGGAACAGGCACGTACTCCTCTTTCCCATCCCCTAAAACTTGAGCAATTCTTACATCACGCTGACCTATTAACTCAGTATCTTTGCAGTATTGATCACAGAGAAGTAATCCACGCTGCCATGACATTTCAGAAATGTGCGTCTTTCTATCACACCTCGCACAATGATGCCACGGACCTTGTAAGAAGCTTCGCTTTAGTCCAAGATAGGACATGGAATTCATCCTAAAAAATAGAGGGAGAAGATGGGGAGCAGGTTAACCTCTTCCCCCTCGCACATAAGACTGCCCACGCAGCTTATGGACCGTGTATACGTTTCAAGTACGCCTCCAATTGTTCTGGAGGTATATTTTTAAAAAGCTCCATTAACTGTTGTTGAGCAGTAAGACGAACTCGTTTTTCACCAACAGCAGGTTTTTTAACTACTTCAAGAAGTTTATTTACAGAATCAACATACTCTTGAAGAGTTATATCTTTATGTGGACAAGTACCACCATTTGAACTTTTTCCACAATTACAATTGTAACAAAGAATCTGGTAAAGATCAGGTCTATGCTGCTTAATAGCCACAGCCATAATCTGATTACACGCAAAATCTTTTCTGTGTATATTACCATCATCCTTAACATGGTCAAGAGTTAAAAATCTCGGATCAGATTCTCCACAGCAAATACAAATACTTCCATACATTGCTATGAACTTCATCTTTGTTCCAAGTCTATCCCTTAACGCATAACAAGCTTTGCATCTACTTTTATATGACGTTCTTTGAGTAAAACCATACTTAGCATTTTGCCCATCGAAAGACACATCAAAGGATGTTAAAGCTTTCAATTGTCCACATTGAATACAAACCTTACCTTCCATTTTTCAACTCCTCAACAAGCTCCAAATAATGAGCCTAGCGCAGAACCTAGCATTGCGCCAAGACTGAGGGCGCAAAATGCTATAACTGGACCCTGCGTGCCCCAGACTCCTTGCCATCTTGTAGCACCGGCACTCATTCTCAGGCGAGTTTTTTGTTTGATCGCATCTGTGTCGAAATCATCGTCAAAATCTGTAGAAGGACGCTCACGATGATAGACACGCATTGAATGATCAGTTTTCGCCGCGACTAAGTACCAATTCGATGGAGAATTGAGCCACGGAATCTCAAGATTCTTGTAATCCTCAGGCAACAGAGAATTGATTGTATTATCTGATGTGTAAGGTTTACCAGGAGATCCCAAGATCTCTCTTACCAGAAAGCGTAGCTCTGGAGGAGTTATGAGATTCTCCCAACGCAAACGAATGGGAAATCCCATATTGTCAATCATACGAGCTGCGTGATTTGTGGCGAGTTGAAGTCCAGCTACGCTAAAATCTACATCAACAGCTGGACGATTAGGCCAAGTGCCAGCTAGAGAAATTACACCAGCTGCTCCAGGCGCCAAGTTTGTAGCTGCTGCACCACCTAGAAGTGGATGTTGATTGAAGAAGAGTGGATTGCCATCAACACTTTGTACAGAGGATGTGAATCCCATGTTAAAGACATTCCATGCTACCATCTCTTGCGTAAAAGCAGCAGACCGCGCAAGAAGTTGTGGCCCTTTCTTACCCGTTAGGCCATACTTATCGTCATCGTAAAGTTCTCGGGAAGTTCTAATCCCAAGAGAATAAGTGAGATGGACGAATCTTTTCGTTCCACCTTGCTTCATCTCTGTATAAACAGTTGAAGCATCTTCGGGCTTCTCTTGTAAAGCAGAGATTCCCGCCATTTCCAGCTCTTGCTCATACTGCTGATCCGATTTTTCTTCATTGAAGACCTTCGGATAATCAGATGCCTTGAGCTGAGAGTCGAGAGAATCGAAATAAATCTTCTTTAATCCCGGCTGCATGAGTTGAGGAAACTTCGCCCTAACTTGAGGCATTTTTCAGATATCCTTTCTGCGCTCTCAGCGCGGTCTTCTAGAAGCCTTGGACGGCGTTCGCTGGTACAAACACAAAACGAACTCTAGCATTAACGCTAAAGCCATCAGAAGTGTTGATACCAACAATTTGCACGCAGGTATTGGTTCCAGCAGTGGCCTTATTCTTATCCACATACCAGAACCTATTCGCATCCTTCGTCATTCCATAAAGTTTGCCAATATCTGCCTGCGTTGGAGTGTAATCAGCAGCTACAGAGCCGTTGGAATTGTCAAAAATCGCCTCGAATACATTATCCGCGTCAGGGGACATGAACAAAGTGCGTCCATCTGCTACAGGTGTACCAAGAGCGATGTTTACAGCATTTGGCTGGTTTGGAATTGGAGGATTTGGATATGTTTGAACTGCGCCACTTCCAGTAATTCCACCCCAAGGAGGAGTAGGCGCACCCGCTCCACCAGTTGCGTAGTTAGCACCTGCGGATTCAGATACGCCAAGGATCGCGTTTGTAAAAGTCGCCGCGTCCCACTCTTTCACGTATCCTACACCATCAGGATCAGCTCCAATCGTAATCATAACTGGAGCACCATTAACAAACGTTTGTGACCTAGCTTCAGGCATTCCATAAGTGAACGGAGTTGTGTTCGCCTTATTCTGCACCTGAATGATA